TAATATATCCGTGTATAACATCATAATAAATCATTATACTTTATTAAAGTTTTATCTTTACAGTTGATTTATATTTTATTATCCAATAAAAAAAATGATTTTTTTAATATTTATATATAATATATAAATTAATTAACTAATCTAGTTACTTTAGGTATATACATATTTTTATTTTTTTTATATAATAAAAAATATATATACAATACGTTAAAAATATGGATAAATCTAATATCTTGTTAAATATAATAACAGTTTTGTTAAAAGATGATTTTGAAACCAAATATAAAGATTTTGTTCCTATTATCATTCAATTTAATAATAAAATAATAGAAAATCGTGATAAAAAAAAAGAAACTAATAAAAATTTGTTTATTTTAAGAAATCACATTGATCCAAATAAGTTTGGAAGTATTTATAATTATAATAATTATACTGAAAAAGATATTTTAAATAATTTGATAATTTTCCCAAAAAAAGAAAATATTATTAAGGATTTGTATAAAATATATAAAGATCGTGGCGATGAATTATTGAATAATAATATAAAATCAACAATATTAATTAACATTAATAAAAGATTAAATGGAAATTTTAATATTAATTTAAAATTAAAATCAAAATTGGAACCAAATTTAACAGTTGAACCAAATTTAACAGTTGAACCAAATTTAACAGTTGAACCAAATTTAACAGTTGAACCAAATTTAACAGTTGAACCAAATTTAACAGTTGAACCAATTTTAACAGTTGAACCAATTTTAACAGTTGAACCAATTTTAACAGTGGAGAGAACATTAACAACGAGATTTACGAGAAAACCAACATTTATGTGTAAAGAATACTTGAAAAGCGAACTATTATGTTTAAACCCCAATTGTAAATATGCACATGGTTTTAAATATTTACAGCCTACTGAAGTAAATAGTATTGCTAGAAATAAACTTATTATAAATACAGAAATTCAAATAGGTAACTTATTAAATAAATATATAAATATTTTGAAATATACCAATGATAATAATAAAACAAATATCTGTGTATATTACCTTTATGGATTATGTAAAAATGGCAATAATTGTAAATATGCTCATGGTATAAATGATATAAAATTAAAAAGATGTCCTGATAAATATAAGATTACTAATTTAGATATTATAAAAAAAGAAATTATAAAAACAGTTAATAAAAATTTTCAAAAATTTAATTATATCATGTGTCGATTTGGTGACAAATGTATTTACAAAAATACTAAGCAATGTAGTTATATACATTAAAAACTTAAAACTTTTAAAACATTAAATTATCAATATATTGATATTTTAATGTTTTAATGTTTTTGTAAAAAAATAATAACACATCATATTTATAAAGTATTTATAAATGTAAGTTACTAACAATAAATAATTTACTATATGATAATATTAGCGGATTAGTATTTAAATAATAGCCACCACTATATATATAATGGATAAGTTGATTTATGAAATATCTTTGTTATTATTGGAAAATGGAAAAATTTTATCATATAAAAATTATAATAAACTTAAGCTTAATATATTAAAAATATATGAACAGAAATTTACAGAAAATAATATTACGTATAAGCAACAGATATCAATAATAAATGATATTTTTAATAACATGTTTGATACGAAATATAAAATTAAACTTGCTTATACCCCTATTAATTTACAATTAGGTTTAACGACACCTAATAATTATAATAAGATTGAAAAACAATTTAATAAATTAAAGGTTTTGCCTCAATTCCAACAAAGAACACCTGAATGGTTTAAATATAGAAGCAATAAAATAACAGCTTCTGATACGGCCGCCGCTATTGATATGAATCCATATGAGCCAGTTGAAGCATTCATTCTTAAAAAATGTGAAACAGACCCGGTGTTTTCAGATAACGCGACCGTATTTTTTGGTAGAAAATATGAACCAATAGCTACATTAATTTATGAAAACATATTTAATGTAAAGGTTGAAGAATTTGGAGCTATACCTTCTGAAAAATATCCATTTCTAGGAGCTTCACCTGATGGTATTTGTACTAAATATACATTAGATAATAAATTCTCTAATAAATTCGGGACAATGTTAGAAATAAAATGTCCAGTAACTAGACAAATTAAAACATATGGTTCTATTATTAATGATATGTGTCCATTTTATTATTATTGTCAAGTTCAACAACAATTAGAATGTTGTGAATTAAACGATTGTGATTTTTGGCAATGTAAATTTATTGAATATGAATCTAGAGATGAATATTTACTAGATGAATGTGATGATAGTATTAATACAGAAACATCAGCAAAAGGTGAAACTAAAACAATAAATATTAATAATAATCTAAAAAAGGGATTATTTTTAGAATTTTATCCAATTAATAATATTAAAGGAGAACCTGAATGGAATAGTAAATATATAATTCCTGAAAATCTTAATTTAACAGCAGACCAATATGATAATTTTTCATTAAGTGCTTTGGATACATATAAAAATAAATATCAAGATATTTATAATAATTATACTTTCAAAAGAGTTATTTACTGGAAATTAATACAATCTCATAATGTATCCATTGAGAAAAATGAATCATTTATTAATAATATAGTACCAATATTAGAAAAAACATGGAATTCGGTATTATATTATAGAGAACATTTAAATGAATTGGATAGATTAAAAAAAATAATAATTCAGAGAAAAAAATACATACAGCATAAAACGTCATTTAATGACCATACCAATTATTTAAAAGATAAAAAAATATTATTTTTAGATGATACTGTTAATATTAAAAAAGTATTAGACGAATATAAAAATAAAGATTCTGATGTGGCTGATTTAGATTTTATAGATGAATAATAAATATTTTAAAACTTATTAAATATATATATATTTGTTATATATATTCAATAAGTTTACATTTTTTTTAGGTTTTTTTACAGTAAACCAATATGTATAGTAATTACTGTCAATGTTTATTATTTTTTAAGTTGATTCGTATATAAAAACATAAATTAAAAATTTATGTTTTTATATATCATACACACATAAGTCAAATTTTTTAAAATTTGTAAACTTTTATGAAATTGACTGTAATAAAAATATATTTTATAAAATATATTAAAAAAAATGAATTTATTATTATATATTATATATAATAATTACTAATAATATATAATATTATCTTTTCTTTTATCTTGAATAAATTATATTAACACAGAGTTTAATTTACCTCCATTGATATAATGACTGTCGTCACTCTGTATTTTTCAAATAATGGAGAGTATAAAATATACAATGTTAAAAGTTTTAGTGAATTAATAATAAAAATTTATACGGAAAACATAGTATTTTATTTATTTAATAAAAAAGAAGTATTATATGATTCTTTTAAACATAATATGTTAAAAGATAAATTAGATTCTATTAGCTTAGAAGAAGAATATACAATAGTAAAAAAAAATTATGAATTTAATATATGTTATAAAATTATATCAACAGATAGGGTTTTTTGTCACGAACGTGATATAGTAAATGAAATAATTTCATTGTTTAAAAATAATACTTATTATGATGATACTGAGTTTATATTATTTGTTATAGATACATTGAATAAAAACAATAAAATAACACGTTTTTTAAAATATGTGATTAGTGATTTAAAAGAGGATATGGTTTTATTTTCAAAACTTATCAAAATAAATTATCATTGTATGAAATATGCTCCGTATAAATTAATAAATAATATGGATATTGTAATACCTATTATACAAAATAACAGTAATGCTTTATTATATTTATCCAATGTTTTTAAGGATAATGAGGTTATAGTATACGAAGCCGTTAAGAACCAAGGCGATCTTTTATACCTAGCTTCGGATAGATTGAAAAAAAATAAAAAAATTGTATTGAGTGCTGTGAAAAATGATGGTATGGCTTTACGGCACGCTTCTATTAAATTAAGAAATAATAAAAATATAATATTGGCAGCACTAGAGCAAAATATCAAATCTTTAGTATTTGTATCTGATCGATTAAAAAACAATAAAGCCATAATACTAAAAGCTGTAAATATATGTGGATCTTCTTTAGGATATGCATCAACATGGTTACGTGGCGACGATATTATAGTATTAGAAGCTGTGACAAGTTTTGGAATTTCTTTACAGTATGCTTCAAATAATTTGAGAAGAAATTATAATTATGTATTAATAGCAGTTCGGCAAAATGGCATGGCTTTAGAATATTCATCACTTGCATTAAGACAAGATTCATATATTGTAATTGAAGCAGTTAAACAAAATGGTAATGCTTTGGCATACGCATCATATTTCTTAAGAGGCTGTAAGGAGATTGTATTATTCGCAGTAAAAACAAATGGAGAAGCCTTACAGTATGCATTAAATAATTTAAATGATAACAGTGATGTCGTATTACAAGCTGTAAAACAAAATGGAATGGCTTTAGAATACGCATCATTTAAATTAAAATATAATATAAATATTATAAATGAAGCAGTGAAACAAAATAGTTTGGCTTTGGAATATGCACCCAATGAAGTAAGACAATATGTAAATATTATAAAAACAAAAAACAGATATATGTACTGTATGTTTTCAACGATCAGTGAATATTTTTATTATTTTATTGGCTGTGTAAAATAAAAAAAAATGTGAAAATGATTTAAATTATATTTCGATGATTTGAATAACAGTGTAATTATACTATCGGAAATAATAATATACTAAAATACATATATTAGATTATTTTATCGTTACTATCGATTTCACTAAAAACAAATAATATGTCAAATCGTAATAAAAATAATTAGTTATAATATTTTTAAATATTATAACTAATTAAAAATTTGAACTAACTATTACAGTTAATTTCATAAATCAGATAATTTAAAATATATTCTTGATATTATATTGGAAATGTAGAATAATTGTATATAAAATTAAATAAAAAAATTGAAATTTATAATATATATAATAAAACTAATTATATATATAGATAACATACCTATTTTCGATAGATTATATCGTAATTTATTTTATTAGTTTTCTTTTAGAAAATAAAATATAAATATATAAATAATTTAGTAATTATGCAAAATATAGTGAATACTGATATAAATTTATATGAATATAATCAAACTATTATGTGGATAAACAATCAATTGTTATGTTTTAGGAATCATCTGAATAATTATAAACAATATTTTGAAGATATTAATAAGACAATTGTAGATGAAAAATCAAAACAACAGCAGCTTTTTTTAATATCGGTAAAGGAGATTGAAAAACTTAAAACACAACAAAGGTATTTAGAAGACCAGATTCTACTCCTTAGAAATGAATTTAAAGATGATCTCAGTGACTTGAAGATACTTATAATAGAGGATATAGAAAAATCTAAATAATACTCCGAAAGTATTTTAATGTTATACCAAATGGTTTATCTAGTATTTATAATTTTTATAAATTATTATGATATCATCTACTTTACCAAAAATCTTCACATAAATTTAGTTAAATTACAGTCATACTAGTAAACATTAAAATTTACTAAAATGTTTTTTATTGATATATATATATATCAATAAAAATTGACTGTAAAATTAGACTATAAAAAAAAATGAATTATTTAATATTTAAAAATACGTATTTTATAATATAAATAATATATTATCAACATTTATTATCAATATATTATTTATATTGATTATTACTTTCCAGAGGTTTATTCTTTATATAAAGCTAATACTAAATATAGTATATTATATAATAATGGACGAACTTATGAATAATAACCAAGAATTATCTTCAACTAATTATATTATAGAATGTTTGAATATTACAATTATTGAATTGAGAAAGGAAATATCTAAATTATGTATTGAAAATACTCATTTAAAAAATCAACTTAGTAAAAATAGTTCTATTTCAAATAAGATTTTACTTCTTACAATAGATAATAATAAACTTAAGTCGATACAATATAAATACAATGAATTGTTATTAAATGAAAATATTTTAAAAACTACTATAGTAAATCTACAAAACGAGAATAAAATATTACAAGAAAAAAACGATAAATTAAATAATATGTATTCTTATAATTTATTAAATAAAAATGTTAAACATGATAAAAATGTAAAAATATATAATGAATATATTAAGTTAAAGGATGAATTAAAAAGGCCAAATTCTTATATACTATTAAAAAATAAATTTGATTCTTTAATATTACTCATTACTGAATTAGATATGAGTAAATTAACGGATGATAAATTTTATACAAAATTTAAAGAAGCGTTAATATTAAAAGTATTAAAAATTTTATATGATTTATAGATTTACCATAACTAATAAAAACATTTATATCATATTATGGCATATTACAGATGCTTACAACAACAATAGAGAATATAAAAGTAACTCATATATTTATCAAATATCTTATCTAATATATTTGATAAATAAAATATTCTTTTATTATATGTAATAAAAGAATATAAAAATTGATAAAATTATTGATCTTTTTGAATAATATAAATATTATTTTTATTTGATATATTACAATATATGTTGAATATCATAAGATAAAAACAACATTTAAATTTATTGGTAATAAAAAAGTGAATTATTAATATAATAAATATATATATTAATATTTATTATTTTAACCCATTAATTAAAAATATTATACATAGTATAATATTGTATATTAGGTTTTCTCTTAGTGTATTAAAAATATAGTAAATATTAAATTATGTCAAAAAACAGTTATTCGCATGTATTTATTCCAAGAATAGAATGTAAATATTATAATAAGGGTAGATGCCATAAAGGAAATTTATGTAATTTTAAACATTCTGTAGTTAAATCGATTAATGAGTTTGATAATAATAAATTTAGTTCCGTTAACAATGAAAAGGAAAATAATAAATATAAAAAAAATAATAATAAAATTACTTATTATATATATCAAAAAGATAAGTCAAATAATAGTAATAACGTATATGACGGCGATCAGTGGAAAAAAATACTAACGGAATATAAAAATAACACTTTTACCAAATCAGATAATTCTTTAAATATAAAAAATAATATTGTTTCACCCAATGTAATATTAAACAAAAAAAACCATTTATGCGATATAGAAAAAGTATTAGATGACGATAAAGTTATAAAACATGATAAAAAAAATAATAATATAAATTTTTTTAATAATGATCTATCTAAAAAAAATTTAGATAGATATAGTATTGATTATGAAATGAATAAACAACTTATTTATCAAATAGTAGGGTCTTGTTCTCACACACTAAGTTTAAACATTTTAGATGAGAGTAAATCATTGATCATACGTATTATTTATGATCTATTAGGTATTACACAATTAAAAAATATTACTTTACATACACAAGAAATAAATATAGATTATTGTATTATATTAACGATATTTAATAGTTTTAATGATATTAAGATATCCATATTAATTGAAATACTTGATATTTTAAAAAAAAAATTTTATAATAAGTCATTTGTAGAATATATGAATTATGGTATTCTAATATTTATTAAATTATATTATAATTATTTATTAAATCCTAACACACCTGTAAAAAAAGAAGATAATTGATTTTATTTTCTAATACAATATTATAATTATTTATTAATATATATATATAAAAGATATTTAATATATTATATTAGTAAGTTATATCCGATATGAGATATTAAATATGAAATATCTGTTGAGCTACAGTAAAATAAAAAGTATTTTATTTTATTGAGACGGATATTCTTTTAGCACATCCTTATTCAAATAATAAGGATTATTTTACACCTTTGCTAAAAGTTCTAAGCCGGGAATATTTAATTATCTTAGATATAACTATTTTTTGATAAAAAATACTAAAATATATAAGAGTATATATATATATACTTATTTATTTATATATTTTAATATTTTACTAATAGATCAATTATTAATATATATATATATATATATATATATATATATATCATAATTGATCTATAATAAATTTAATATATTTATTCTGATATTCCATATTTTCTTTAGTATAGACATAATATTCTAATTCTTGTTCTCCTGGAATATCAGATAGTATAATAAAACCATCTTTTATCAATTCATTTATTACTATTGATTCCTCATCATACATATAATATACATTTATTTCATCAGAATTTTCCATAATAGGATACATTATTCCTGGAGATAATTTTAATTTATTTACTTTATATTTTATAATTTTTATTTCATTTAAAATTAGTTCTTTTAAATTATCTAATTCTGGATTATTTTTATTGATTATTACATTTAATTTTTTTATCTCATTAATCATTAGTTCACATACATATTTATTATAACACTGTACGTGATATGTATTATGGTAAAATGACAAAGTATATTTAATAATAGAATTATATAAATCATAATATAATTTTATTTTTTCATCATTGAAATCATTATTTTTAGAATTAAAACTCATTATATTAAAACATTTTTTGCAGTATATTTGGTTAATAATAAATGAAATATATTCTGAATTAATATTTATGCTAATACTATTATCTTGCATACAACGATATTTTATATATTTTAAACCACTTGTATTAATCCATTTATTGCATAATATACATTGCATAACATACATTTTTTATAATATATATATTAGCATAAATAGTTATATGTAATAATATATATATATATATATACATTAGTATAAATAGTTATATGTAATAATAAAATATCATATTTGATTACAGTCGATTTCACAAAGTTTACAAATGTCAAAAAATTCAACTTGGTTAATGTATATTATATAAATTTGTAATAGGATATATACAAAAAAAAATGAATTTTTTTTTATTAAAATTTTTTCAATATATAATAATTTTTTATTGTAGTTATTTTAGCTCAAGAACGAAATAAAAGACTAAATTCCAATTGTTGTGATATATTAGTTTTTTAGAAGTAAACATTATTACAGTTATTATGTATTGTACTCAGAACAGAAAACCGAGTGGAACACATAACAAAATATTTGGTAAAGGTTTGTCAGACAATGATAAACTTAAGAATTCATTACCCGAACTCATTGAAGAACTCAGTGAGATAGCGCACGTCACGGAGAAAACAATAGAAAACACCATTAATGAATTTATTGAACATAGTTTCTCTAAGTTTGATGGTTTCTTTAGGGGATTTGAAAAAAGTGAAGATGGTACTTTTTCAGAAACGGAACAAAAATTCGAAGAGGTCATTGAGATATTCAGTCACTGTAGTTTCATTTCTAAAATAAGTATCGAAAAACTAGTGAATATGGTGGATACTTACCAAGATAAATATGACAAGAAACATAAACTTTTTCATAACGATGTAAAACAACCCTTACATATCAAAAAGGACACCCCAGGTAGAATTTTGCAGTCTCCGTTGTTTATCTACCCTGAAAGTTTGTATCCAACAATACCTAATAAATTGAAAACAGTTTATCACAAGTTTAATAAAAAAGATGAGTATTTAAAAGGAGATTTATATACTTTTAAACAAATTGATAAAGAACTTTCACCAATATATGAAGAAATAGAATACACCACTGAAGAACAAAAAAAACCATATTATACCAATCATACTAAAGGTAAACCAATTTATTGCATGTTTGATGCAAAAGGTGAGTGTTTAAAAGGAGATTCATGTACATATGCTCATAATAAGCCTCCTTTTGAAAAATTCAAAACAAAGCCATGTAAGTTTGAAAAAAACGGCAATGGTCGTTGCACCAAAGGAGATTCATGTACCTTTTCACACACTGAAATAGATAAGGAGCCTCGTACTATGTTTCTTTATCAGTAGATAGTGGTACGAGCCGCTGTGTTTCACATAATTCAAGTTATTATTTATCGTTACTAGTTTGTTATTAGTATTTATGTAATATATGCAGTTTCTTATTACTATTTTATCGTAACGAGTATTGAATAAAAATAATCTAATATATTAGGTTTTCATTATTACATATATTTACAGTCGATTAAAATTTTATATGTTATACATATTTTACAGTCGATTTTTTTGACATTTGTAAACTTTTTATGAAATTGAATATAAAAAAAAATGAACTTTTAAATATATGAAATTATCATTAATAAAAAAATAATACCGTAGCCATTTTGGCTCAAGAAGAAAATAGTAAGGTTTTGATTTGTTTATTTTACAGTTTGTGTTTTCACTATTGCTATAGTTTTTGTGTGCCTACTCCTCTTTTTCCATCTCTTTCTTTCACCAATTTGAACGTGTCTAGTTTCCTCTTGCAATCATGAAAGTTTCCGGCGAAGGATCTTCAGATCCCGCTTTCTTATCACCAATCAGTGAAGAAAAAAGAGATAACATCATTTTGATGATGGAGCATCAAAATAAAGAATTAGAAAAGAAGCGTCTTTTTGTTCTTAAGACCTTTAAAGTACTAGAAGATGATGCCAAAAAACTCGTCATTGCTCAAAATTCAACGGTTCGCGATGCTATGTTTCTCGATAGTGATGATTTCATTATTATTAGTGACGCTGTATTAAACTTGGGTCGCGAGTACAAAAAAACAATGGAAAAAATTACTGAAATTGTTTCCTCGGTTCAATCAGAGATCGCGAGATTCGATGATATCAATCGTCAAGTATTCACGTCTCTTGAAAAAAGAGCGAGA